AAATTATCGACTCTGGAACCCGCTTGACGATAGCGTGGCGGCATTGAAATTGGCGCTTAGCCTCGGCATCTGCATTCAACCAATCCCGGAATGCGACACGGTGCAGGTCTACCAAGTCCACAGTTTCACAGGCGAGCCGTTCAATGTTCATACGGCTGCAAATGGCGATATAGAACTTCGGATTATTATCGTCCAGGCAGCCGCTGAGATAGGCAGGCAAACCATAAACTGATCACCCAATAAAAAAGCGCCTCAAGGGGCGCTTTATTCATTCCTGACAAATCACATATCCGCATCACGCGCCCAGATCTTCTGCGACTCCGACACGCAGTAGAAGACGATCAGGTTGCTCTTGTCTACCGAAAGCGCTCCGTTGTAAACCGATGCACCCGACTCTTGCGAAGTGAACGCAAACTGAGTGGCGGTATGCGTGAAGAAAAAGCAAACTCTGCGGCCTTTTTTTGCGGCTGGCAGCAAGATTTGGTTGTCACCCATAGCGGCATCCATGTCGAGGATCACGCTGATCATCGATGCCGACGACTCAGGCACGGCCACTGTCTCGCCAGGCTCAAGATGCAGCGTGTATTCAGCGCTGAGCACTTCAGGCGATCCGCCACCACCAGAACCAGGACCTTCAAGCGGCCCAACCTTGATAATCATTCCAGCCACTCCTGAATGCTGAGCCTGCTTTTCTGGGAATCGCCCAGCAGCGTGGATGACGACAGGATCCAGAAGCCGGTAGACAGGTCGGTATTGCGGATCGACTCCCAGCATTGCACCGGCTCGCCGTTGTGATCATCCGGCTCTGATGGCGGCGGAGCATCCCCCTCCCAGGCGAACGTATTGAAGTGCGACTTCAGCGTCACCTTGAGAGATTTTCCCTGCGCGATCCCCGTCAGCGCGTACAGATCAACCCAAGTGTTCACCGGAATAAAAAAGTCTGGAAGCATTTTGGCTCTCCTTGGATATCGATTATCTTTTGCCGTCCCGCAACTGCTCAGCATAAACCTTGCACAGCCTGAGCGCCTTTAATTGCTTGGGATATTCTCTCTCCCATACCAAAGCACGGGCGACAAGATCGGGGTCAGGTCCAATGGATCCTGCAAAATCTCTGCTGGAGGCGCCAGTTGTGGTAGCGGCTCGCAAGTCAGCGGGGCATTTTTGTGCGACGCGCAGCCCGCACTTGCCAGTGCGCAAGCAATCATTAAGACGTTGCAGCTCAATACCTTTGTCTTCATTTTCTGACCTCACTTTGTCCAGGGCTTGCTGGCCAGCGGATATGCTTGATTCGGCTTCAAGTCGCCTTGCGTTGACAGCCTCTACCGCAGCTACCTGGGCCCTGGATGCGCTCAGGGAGATATTGGCCACATCAGCATCCCATCTTACCCCCTGAATGCCCCAGGCCGCCCAAAAAGATAGGACGGCCGCCGTGACCACATACGGAAAGGCATTCATGCGCACACGCTTTTGATGGCGGACGTATATGACGCCGCCCATTTGTCTGGATGAGGCTTGCCAGGTCGCCAGGTGCGCGCATACATCGCCCATGCTTCGTCCTGATTCTTGGGTAGCGGCGAGGCATCAGTCCACATCAGCAGCCTTGCCAGGGCGGCGGCCAGAACATCATCAACCTCAAGCGCCTTCCAGATCGCATCCTGAACGAATGGTACGCCGCAAGCATGGCATGCCTGCCTGGCTAGCGAGCTAACCGATGGATGCGTCATGACGCCCTTGACGCCGCCGCCGGATTCGAACTGCCAGAATCCCATGGCTGGCCCTTCCGGGACATTCACTTTCTTCCCGTCGCGCGTGACGGTGATGATTTGCCGCCGAGCCAGGAATCCGGATTCTTGGAATCCGATTGCCGCATGCACAATGCGCGCCTGGCGAGAATCCATTTTCTGCGGGAGCAGGGCAAATGCCCGATTGATGGCGTCAACTGGATAGGTCATTTGTCACCCCTTGCAAGCCCCAAGGCTTCCTTGGTTTCGATTCTGGAGTCTTTCAGCTCCTTGCGAAGCTCGCCGATCTGATGCGCGTAGTGCGCCCTGGTGGACTTTCTCTCGGCCGCCTGCTGCTCGCCAAGCGCCACGAGAGAGGAAAGCCCCTCGCGAACACCAAGGGAATAGCCAAATCCAATTGAGAGAATGGCAATAAGCACCACCAGCACCGGCACGGCGTGCTTATGGTAAAGCTTGCTGACTTGTTCCGGCATCGCGTGGCCTCATTAGTCGGTCAAGGCGCTCATTCAGCGCCTGGTTTTCTTTACGAAGGCTGGATAGCTGCTCAAGCATCACGGCGTTTTGCGCCTTCATTTCTGATTGCTCGATGATAAGATTGTTCAGCTTCTGCTGGATCTCATCATTTTCTTCTTGGACCCGCTGCGCCCTTTCTTTCCAGGCGTCCCGATCTTCCGTAATAATTGTTACTTGGGTCCGCTCGCTCTTCTGACTCTCGAAAAGCTTATTCAGGGCCAGCGATACAGCCAGAAGAACGGCGAGCCCATTAGTGATCAGTTGCGGTAGGCCGCCCATGATTTCTGGCTGATCCATGCTTCATCCTTTTTCGGTCATGAATCCAGGGGATTCCGGCCTGCTCCCAGCATCAGGGAATTTAGGATGCTCCGGCCAGCCGCGAAGCTCCATCCTGTACTCTTGCAGCTCCTGATATTGATCAGCGCTTAGAGTTTCGGCTTTCTTCATTTCGATCTCATCGCGATGTCGAATAACCGCATAATCCGTTATCTTCAGCTCACCATCTCGCCACGATCTCTCGGCAAGAATTAGCTCGTCAATGCTCGGCTCCTTGTCTGGAGCTGGATATTTGACGAATTTATTCTTCTCATATCGCCATATGCTGGATCGATTTTGGATTATCTCAACCCATATCTCTCTATCGATGGATATCGATCCTTTCGGAATCTCATGCATTCCCTCTATGAGACAGTCTTTCAGTTCTGAATTCTCATTCAGGGAGGCAAAATAATTATTCGTCATGAGTCACCTGCGATTAATCAATGTCCGAAGTAAAATACACGCGGCTGACTGGTGCCGGATCCAGTTGTAACTGGGTTGGCAACTGATACGCTGACTTTCGAATTGGTAAGGCCAGAAGGCGACTCGTAAGCGACGGTTGCCACTCCAGATACATACTTACCGGATACAATTCCGCCCAAAACCGCGTTTGGAAACGGGAATGGAAAGTTAATATCTTGGGCAAGTACGCCGCCACCGCTAACTGCCGCATTGGTTCCTACGGCCCACTGAAAAACAAAGCCGCCCAGCCACGACGGAAAGGCGATAAATCCATTTGCTGCAAGAAGTATGTTAAATCCAGCTCGCGCTTTCTTTGGCGTTACGAAGGTTGCATCATCAGTCCCTGTGGCCATTTGAGTATTTGTTGCAACCCTTGCGCTGCCGATAATTGTCTCGGTTGCCTGGAGTAGACCCTCGGTATACCATGCCGCCCCCCCGTTCGAGGTAAGGGTAACGCTGAATCCTTGCGGAACAGAAAAGCTTGGAACTTGAGCCGGGGCAAAAATTATTGTATCGCTCCCGCCCGCGATAACTTGCATGGTACCGCCGGCGTAGCAATAAACAGTTATTGTTGTCCCAGATGGAAATGAAGAGGCTAGCGGCAAAGTTACATTGAACGGAACGGTAGAATTGCCGAGGACCATACCGCCAGCATTCGCCACGGTAGCAGAATAATTAGCGTTGACGACTGCGATTGATGAGTATTGCTTTCCTACCCTTGACACAAAAGCGGTTGTCGCCAGGTTTACGGAGCTATCGAACTGCGGGGCCGTTACTCCGGTGGAGCTTGGCAACTGCCCAAGAACTACAAAGTCCACCCCATCATAGACAATGTCGCTATTCTGCCCAGCCGCAAAAACTGCGGCCACCTTAGCGCCAGCGGCATTATATTGCTTTAGGCTTTTCGGCCCGAGACCGGACACGTTGATAGTTGGGGTTGCCCCGCTTCCAACGTTGAATGTCACGTTAAAGCGTTGATTTGAGGCGTATGAGGTGATGGCCGGAGATGGGCTAAGAACCTGGGCGGTTCCAGAACCGGAAGTAGCGAATGCGCAGGCAGCTTGCGTCTGCGCCGCCACAGCCCTTGTTGCCGGAGTCACAACAGCATCGCCGACCCCGAAATTAACTTGAGACTGGGTTGCAATCAATACCGCGCCTCTTTGCGTGGTAGTTGCATCAGGGACTTGGCTACCTGCCCATGCTCGCCATTTCGGGCCGATCGAGGCCGGGTCTGTGTTGAAGTTGTCGGTATTGTTGTCAACCAAGCTGACGTATGACAGTAATCCAGTATCAGCCTGAATTACATCGCCGATAGAATAGCCGCCCTTGGCTGTAACGTATGCCGATGACCATTTGTACTGGCCGCCGCCTCCGATATACACCAGATGCTGCGTAATGTCCTGGAGCACCCCGTTAAAACTCTGACCTCTTGGAGGGATGCCGCCAGCCGCCAATGGCGTCATTGTCACAGTGGGAAACCCCTGGCTCCAGCTTGCTGCCTGTGGCGGGTCTGACGGCCCAAGGTTGACCGGAATATCATCAACGTTTACCGCTGGTGCATCTTGCGCAAACGGAACTAAAATCAGGTCAGGCTGCATTGTAGAAAACTCCTTGCCCAAAAGGCTGTAGCCCTGAGCCATCGAAACCGAATATGTTGCTGACGTCAGCGTTGATGATAATGCTTATTTCGACGCCGCACGGGCGCGGCAGAATATCGGTATTGTAAACCAGATGATGCTGATAGGGCGATAGGTCAAATTCAAACACGTAGCGCATCTTCATATGCCCAGTGATCAGGCAATAGGCCGGCTTGCTGAACATGGCCCGCATGAGCGCATTTATATTTGGCGCTGTCGCATAAACGATATTCGATAACGCCTTCATGAGGATCAGTTCACGATAGGCATCATTGGTCAGCTCCCACGTATCAGATCCGGTTCCCGGAGCGCTAAAGGGGCGCTCGTTGAACGGGTAGAAGCCACTTTCAAACCCTAGGTACTCCCCAAGCGGGTTCACAAAAGTTACGGTTCTACCGATTCCAACGATACGGCCCCAGATGTCAAGCCCCATTCCATTGGCGGTTGGAATTGACATCACCAGCTGGTAATAATCTGCGGTGAATTGCTCGGGATCAATCGCGTCCCAGACTGAACGCAGTATGCCCATCAGTCTTGGGCTGTTGGCGTACTGGCTCATGATTGTCTGCTCGATGTTCATATGCTCACCAAGCTAACGTTAAATGTTGAGGTCGTAGGGAATTGGTCCACGCCGAAGCGCATGTACTCATTCCAGATTACGCCGTCCGTGGAAAGCTCAAGCTTGACCGGGCGCACTAACGAGCTATCTAGCCCGGCCATATAGTTAGATCCAACCGCCAGGCCGCCAATTCTTGCGCGATTCGATCCAGTTTGAAATTCGCTTACAATGCTGGCTTTTGCCGCTTCGGTATTCAGATAGGAAATCGATGTTGCATCAACAACGGTAAGGCGCAGAGAAACAGTGATGTGATCTGGCCGCAATATCTTCACGTCATATCTTGGTGGCGGCACGGTATTTACCGAAGAGTCCTCCCAAACAATTGTTGTATTCCCTACGAATGAGCATCCCGTGCCACCCTTAATAACAACTTGCTCAGCAATATCTAGGTCTGCCCCGCCGACCACCGATACTAGAAGGCTATTGCGGATCATTGGGTAGGCGGTCACGCCCTTTGTAACAGTGTTGTCGGTGAAATTGTCGTCCACATAGACATCGATTACGCCCGCCAGGTTGTCCACGGCTCCACGCACTGAACTGTTCATATTTTTGCTGTTCGCCGCCACAGAATTGTAGCGACGAGTTTCGAAGTTTGATCTTGATTCTTCCGCCGATCCTACTGCGGCTGCGTCAGGATTTTCGGCTCGATCAATGCCATCGATAGTCTGTTTGAATGTGCGAATAGTTCCTGGCGCCGCCTGGACTGGGCCTGGAGTGGAACAGGCGAAATCAACCAGTGCAGAGCTTAATGGAGTGGTGGCCACGCACGACCACTCAACTCCAGCGTCATCGACCATGATGAATCCCTGAGGGATTGGCGTCCCGGCAATTCCCACAAATTCAAGCTGGGCGATAGATCTTGTTGCCGTCTTGCGAGTCAGGAAGTATATGGCCGCCAGGGCTTCTTGGAACTGCCCTATTGCATAACGCGGGTCAAAGTTGTTCCCAAGCTCAACCGAGGCGTTGTCGCGGTCCTGAATGATTGCCGTGAGCGATGTTACCAGCTGCCCCTGTGGTGTCCTCGCATCCACATTCAAATCCGCCCCGAAGGCCGTGCGCATGATATCCCATAGCCCTGCGGCGATATCTTCGCGAGTCGGGACGATTAGGCCTTCGTCAGTGAACTGGATGGAAGGAATCATAAAGTTATCTGCCCGGTCTGGTTTTCATCGTTGGTGAACAGGATTGAGCCGCTGGCAACCCTCCCGGTTAGCTTGAGCTGGGCGCTAGCCGATACAATGCGCGGATCGATAGACTTCGCCGCATCCTCAAGGTGCATCTTGTACAGAGACAATGGGAAGCCAAATTGCCCAAGTACGTTTTCAAAATAGGGGATTCCTAGCTCTTGATCATAATAAACATCGCGCAGGAATGTGCGGCATGCGCTGGCAACGTCCTGCGACTGCTGGTAGATGTCGCTTGCCACGGCGATATTTCCAGAGCTGTCAAGCTCAAGATCCCAGGTTGAGGGCAAAAGAAATAGGGTTTTCATTCCATTGGCACGCTCGGCGTAGCGCCGCCCGATGGCAAGTGTCCGGCATGGCTGTTGTACTGATCTCGCATAACTTGCATGCTGCTGGTGTGGTCGGTGATATCGCCGGTCGATGTGATCGGGCAATTCACTTGGAGTAGGGTGGCGTCGATTGTCACGACGGCAGTAGCCTTGATGTTGATTCCAGCGTCAAGAAACTGAATCCACTGCGTTGGGGCGCCGTTAAGGAGGCCGCCCAGATACAGGCCATCAGATACGTCGTGAGCGCGCAGACTTGGCGGTGGGCCTTCAGTCTTGCTCTGCTTGAGTTCGCTAATGTCTCGGCGAGCGAATGCGGCCAAGCCAATATCTCCTGGCTTTGGATCGATGATCACGGCATTGGCGCCGCCCTGGAGTCGGAAGTAGGGCATGTTTTCCATCGGCACGTTGGCAATACCGTCGTTGTTGCCATCCATCTGCTGGATGAGGTCGGTGGCCGACAGGAACCCGACTGGACCGGTAGAGCCAGGCGCCACCTCGTTAACCTTGACCAGGGAGATGGTATAGGACTTACCAATCAGCCGCTCAAGGATAAATTCCCACTCTCGCGGGCCTCCAACTGATTGTTCGGGCGTTGCCGGGTTAACGACTGATGGCTGCATTGTTCGGCTCGTTATAGGTTGCCTTGATATCCATAAACCAGTTGCCGCCAGGCATCTCTGATTCAAGGTTAAGTGTAACCCCGAATACCCTCCAATCGCCATTGCAGCTTTCGATTACGGAATCTGCCACCCGGATTAGGCCGCCGAACGTGATGCCAGGATTGAATAGGCAGCGAACCTCAATGCCTTGCATGGTAGGGACTGGATAGCCAATAAGGCCTGATCCAGGGCGCAGCGTGGCAATCTTTGTCTGACGTGGTGCGCCTTGCGGAGCAATACTGATTCGCTTCTGCTCAATGTACAAATCTATCTGATAGCGCTTGCACAGGGCGCGGATCTTGTTGAGATCGGTATCGACAAGCGTTGTGTCGGTCATTGTCAGCGTTTCGGGTACGCCGTTGTTTTCCAGTTCGCACCCAATCTTCCCGCATAGCTCCTTGATGGCTCCCACCACGGATTGTTCGCCACTAAAAGTGATTGGAGACGATGGCTGATAAATATTCAGTGCAGCTGTTGAGCTGGTGATCTTGAGCGACACGTCTGGCGCATTGCTCATGTCGATATAAGCGAATGTGATATTGCCTTCAAATACAGTCGCCAGCTCGGCGCCTTGATCGCCGGCTTCGATCTTGATGGTGTTCATCATGCTCTTGATGTCGCGCCACCGAACTCGGGTCAGCTTCAGCATTGAGGTCATAGGTAGGCCATATACCGCAATGTCCGCGTGAGGGACCACAGAGCCGCCGCCAAAGTTTATTGAGCACAATGTGCGCAGCTGTTCAGATGTCAGAATAGAAGCGTCCTTCGCGAAGGTCTCGCCGTTCAGCGTGATAGTGACGCGGATTACCTTTTTATTCATGCTTCCAGCCCCAGTAGCACCCATCGAGCGCCGAGCCCTGTATAGACTGGATCCTCCGTGCCTTCGGTATCTGCGAGCTGTAGCCCGAACCCGACCGGCGCATATGATCTGAGAGCGCGATTGCGCAGCACATAAGTGCCAGCCTGCCACACGGAGATATATAGCTCGCCTCGCAGTGTATTGATATCGATGGTGTAGGCTATGCCGTTCAGCGGGAATGAAACCGACTGGTTGGGGATTGGCTGTAGAGGGATAACCATTATCTTCATGGCGTCACTACCGAAGGCGATCCGCCGACAAACTTACCGAATGCATCCATAGCTTTTTCGCCCAAGGTTTCCACCTGCTCAAGCAAGCCGCCTTCAGTGGTGATCGAGTCAACCACCCTGCTCAAAATGGATTGCCCAGCCTCGCTTGTTTGCTGCTCGCCGCCATCAACTTGCGGCGAGTCTTCTGGATTCTTGGTTTCCTTGGTCTCATACGTGACCTTGGCTTCCCGGACCTCTTCCAGATGGATGTTGGCGACTATCATGCGGGCGCCAGCATTTGGGTCGCGAGCATAGTCATAGCCAGTAATTGCGGCATTGATATGCACGTACTCTGGCGTTATCACATGAAAAAGCAGTGTGGATTTTGACAGGGCTTCAAGCTGAGCAATGAATAACCCCCTCATGCCCGCGTCACCGCCGCCTCTGATCATGGTCACGGTTGCTTGGTAGGGGTTTTGCACTTTGTTGTAGCTGGCAAAAGATCCCTTTTCAACGGGCGCCTGAGCGATTTGGGAGTTGTTCTGATACTTAAGGGAGTGCACGGTGTCAGCCAGCATGATCGGGATGCCGTACTGATTGAATATGCCCCACTGATTCCCGAAAATCATTCGGATCAGGGTGGCGCCTCCAAAGCTGATCAGTGCGTCAACCCCGGATGTCACAAGGCCTTTGAAGTCTGGAATATCAGGAATTCCCGGGATACTCATATGCCGCCCCCCAGCTGGATAAGCATTGTACTTCCCTTCGCTACTCCGGCTTCAACGCCTTCCTTGGTTGCCTCGGGAAGCGTGGTGGCGGAAGTTTGGACCGTAAGGGTATCGATATGCACAGACGCACCGCCGGAGGCCGAGGCAGATTCAATCGGGGTTATCCCCGGTATGCTAGTCATCGACCTGGCTCTGCCAAGGCCCATCCAATCATTTGCGTGCGCCTGAAACTGAGGCGAGTTTACTGCCTCATGCTTATCGATTATGCCATCCCCGTTCGTATCCCACACGGAGTTTAACTCGTACGCCTGGGAGCCTCTGCGATAACCAGACCCGGCCACCGCCTCATATCCTTGAGCCAGCGTCTTGGTGCGGCCATCAGAAAACCCGCGATCCTGAAAGTACCGCTTCACAACTTTTTCCATCTGCTCATCAAAACTCATAGCGCCAAGCTCGTCACGGCTGTAGCCGTAATACTTGCCATCTGGATCTTTCATCTTCTGGATCAGTCCGGTAGCCGAAGACCTTGGATTCCTGGCGTTCGGGCTAAAAGTGCCGCCGGTTTCAAATGAGATGATTTGCGCCAGATCGTTTGGCGCCATGCCAATCTCTGCTGCCACCCTCTCAATTGAGCGCGCTTTTTCGGCAGTGAACCCGCGCCCAGCGCTTGCCATTGGAATCGAGCTTGATGCCTGGGAGGAGGGGGAGTTTGCCCATCCCGAGATCTGCTCCTTTAGCCAGCTCGCGCCAGACTTGATCGAGCCTGAAATCGTACCCTCAGATCCGGCCTCAAGCCCCAGCATGGTATCCAGAGCGCCGGTCGTATGCCCCACAACCGCCCCATAAGCGTCCACCATGCTGCCAGCGACCTGCGCGGGGATTTGCTTGGCCAGATCAATGGCATCTGAAAATCTGCCCTCAGTTAGCGCCTGGATGATTTCAAGCATTGTCCGAAGATGGGGCATTGAATTAAATATGTCAGACCCCAGCTGCTTGAATGCTTCGCCGAGTTTGCGAATCGAGATTCCATTTTCGTCAATGATCCCCTTTTCGCGGAGCCATCTCATGAAGCCCTCTTGCGCTTCCGAAAGAGAGTCATAGCCAGTAAGCAATTGAGCAAATCCCTTGGCCAGGCTATCGACTGAGATGTTTATTTTGTTGATGTAGTTATCGAACATCTCCCAGTTGAACAGGGATTTGCCACCTTCCGCCCAGGTCTTATAGTCGTCATAGAGCAGCCCGAATGCGGCAGCCAGCCCAGCAACGACAGCCGTGGCCGCAAGGATTGGTGAAATAAGGCCGAGCATTGCAACCCCAGCTCTAACCAGCAGGGGGATAAGAACTATCCCGATGACTGTAGCTACACCCTCGAAAAAGTTACGCACGGAGCGCTCGTTGCGCGCAAGATAATCAACCCACCCAGATACAATCTTTGTCATCTTGAGCATTGCAGGGATGATGGCATTCGCAATGATGGTCTTGAACCCCTCCCATTGAGCGCCAAGGAACGCTTGAGCCCTGCTAAGCTCTCGACTTGCTCGGATTTCAGCCTCGCTTGAAACGTAGATGGTCTTCTGCATGTCCAGCATTTCTTTCATGGCGTCACGCCCCTGGATCAAGGCATTTGCCACGCCGTCATCCAGGCCCATGGCGGAAGCCAGCGCATAAGCCTGCTGCGGGTTCATCTTCGACAGAGAGTCGGCCATATCGAGCAGCACGTCATCCATTTGGCGAATGCTTCCGGCCGCATCCACTACGCCGACTCCAAGCGCCCCAAAAAATGGAATCAAAGAATCGTTGCCCATCAGAACCATTTCCTGAATTCCCTGATTCAGGTTTCTGATCGTGCTGTTGACGGATGCCCCGGATCCGCCGAGGGCGGACACGGCGGTTTCTAGCCCCCTGATATCTCGGGCTGCCATCCCCAGGCGTTTGGACATGAAGCCGAGCTGGTCGTTGGCATCAGAAATAGCGGTGACAAACTTGCTTATAGCATTGGAGCCGGCAATCACGGCGATGAATCCGGCCAGCCTGCGCGTCACTGTAACCAGCGTATTCAGCTGAGCATCAAACTGGCGATTGGACTCCGCCACGCGCCCGGACATTTCATTGATAGCCGCTCCAGCATCCCTGGACGCCTCCTCGGTTCCTCTGATAGCACCCCTGAGGCGCCGCTCAATACCTTCCGCCTGTCCGGCTTGGGATCGAAACCGATCAAGCTCGATTTCAATGCGCATAACCAGTTCATCAACGGTTACTGAGCTCATTCCGCAATTCCTCCATCAGGGATTTATTGTGCTGCACTACCTGATGATGCTCGATCAGATTGAGCGCGTCTTCAAGCGTTAGGTGGGCGGCCAAGTCCGCATATGGAGCCAGTCCATGCTCAAGGATATAACAAGCCTGCGGACTTAGGTTGACGCACCTTGCAAATGCCTCTGTATTTAGAGGCATTTGCAACCCGTCTTTCTCGATTACTGGGTAACGCCTGCCGTTAAAAAATCGAGATTGACCTTCAGCGATTCAATCCGGATCTTCCACAGCGTGGAGATACTGGTTATGTCCGTTTCGAGGATGGCGGGGCGCTCAGACCCGTTCGGCAGCCGAATCTTGACGCCATTGATCAGCTCAGCCAGCAGGTCGAGTGCCTTGTCTTCCTCAACGCCACCGAGGGCCTTGAGGGCCACAGGAACTATGCCCACCATATCCAGCATGCCACGGAATACCGCTTTGCCGTCTTCGTCGCGTGTGGTCAGCCCGGAGATATCAACCCCGGACTTGCACAGCGCCAGCGCAACACGGTTAGCCCAGCTGTCGCCGGCAAGCAGGCTCATCTTCTTAATGATGAAAGTCTTGCCGGCATCAGGGCCTTCTTCGATGGTTACGTCTTTGGTCGTACTCATGCGATGTTGTCTTCGTTGTTGATGACCATGTTGAACACGTACTGCGTTCCGTTGATCAGCTTCTGGGCAGACGGCCCGCCGCCCTGACTGACCAAGAAGCCACTTGCCTCGATACGCTTGCCGATTGACGGGATGGTGATGTCCAGGGTGCAAAGGGAGGTTTCCTGATTGGCGTTGCACCAGCCTCGAAACTCCTCCATTTGCTGGCGGCTTGCGCTGTTTGCCTCCAAGAATACGGTCACCGGCACTTCATGCGACACCCATCCTCCCGACTGCTTGCCGTCAACGCCGATGCGGGTCTCGCCGACAGTGGCATCACCGAAGCCAAAAGCATTGTCCACTTGGAAGCCCTGGAGCTGAATGGCTTGATCGAAGTAACCGGCAGCCTTGAACATAACGACGCTGTTGGCTGCGGTGATTGTGCGAGGGTTCTGGCCCATTGGCATGATGTATTCCCCTTATTGAACGTTGATGGATGCCATGGTGACGCTCTGAACCGAGCCGCCGTCCGTGTACCAGAAGGTAAAAGGGAATGAGCCTCGATTCCCACGAACCTGGGCGGTTGGGATCCGAATAACTGTTGCCCAGCCCTTGGAAAGGAGATTCGGCACGATGTCAATGCCAGCCTGGGTATTGATGATGGATTTTTGCTGATCGTCCAGCGCATTCGGGTCAACCAGTGGCACAATGCCGCCGAAGTTGATCATCTCCTTGATTGGATCGGCAATAGCAGCCTGATGGATAGCTACGCCGGTTGCGGTGTACGGGATGAATCCGTAACTGGTAAGCATGGTCATCAGCGCCAACTGGAACTGGGCGTTCAGATAGATCTGGTTGATGTAGTTGTCCAACCACTTGAACTGGCCGAACACCTTGCCGTTAACGTTGAAGGTGAACTCATCGTTGGCCGTGGCGAATGCGCCATAGAAGGTGTAGCCGTTCGACAGCAGGGCGGTGTAATCGGCTTCATCAGTGATACTGGCCGCGATGCCGGATTGCTTCATGAACATGATGTTGCGGCGGCCGTTGGTGCGCGAAAAGTCGATTGCTGCGATGCCGCCGCAGACAGCTGCTACCTGCTCGATGGTGCCGTAGTAGGGCGTCGTGCCGTTCTGCTCGGTTTCAGCAAGCCACGCGCCGAAGCTGGCGTCGTTGTTGGCGACCAGTGCCGAGCCATCGGTGTCCAGCGCAATGTAGGCGAAACGGCTGTTTTGCAGAGTTGTCCATGCGGCGAACGCTTCCTTGACCGCGCGCTCTTGCACGGACACATGAGTCAGTACGCCGAAGTTCTGCGTCTTGTTCAGCACGTAGGTCATCAGCTCGGTTGCGGTCATCACGTTTCGGCCAGCGTCGACCTGCGCGCCAGATGCCTGATCAAGCTTCAGCGCCAGGCCGGCAACGCCAGATCCGAAGCTAATGGTGTGGGTTGCGCCAGTGGAGATGGTGGTGATTTCGAAGGCTTGCAGCTGCTCGTTGTAGTCACCAACAAAGGTGGTTACGTCAGTCAGCAGCGCGGCCGCCTCGGAGAAGCTGGTGACAGCGGAGAAGTTCAGCGGAACCGTCTTTACGGTGCCGTCGACGGTTACGATCAGGTCACCATTGATCAGCTTTAGTTGATCCAGCGTCATAGTGCGCACGCTGGCGCCGCGTAGGATAGCTGGAAGTGCGGTATCGGGGCTCTGTACGGTATACAAGGCATCGGGCAGCTTGAAGCCACCGTCATAGCCCAAGAAGTAGCGGCTGGCAAAAGTGTACTCGGGCGACGTCAGGCCATAGCGAGCACCAACCTCTGCGGCGCTACCGCTCTGTTGAACGCCAATAGTGCGCTGGGGGCCGTCGACGATCAGCAGGGTGTTCATCGCCAGCGGGTTGCCGCCAGTGCCAATGGCTGACGGGTTGATCAAGACAATGCGGCTTGCCGGGATGGACATGCGCTATTACTCCGATACGGGATTGATAGTGATCACTGGCGCCGAATCGGAAAAATCCTGCGCAACTGTGACCTGGGGATTGTATTGCAGTCCAACGTCGATTATCCAGCGATCTTCGTACTGGTTGGAGTCGTTCACGTATGGATGACGATTATACGACTGAACGTAGAGTGGTTGACAGACCGAAAGACGCTCGCATGCATAATTAGTACGCCACAGGTTGTTGACGACACGGCTGCGCGATTCCGCGTTTTGGCCGTAGAAATCCAGCTGCAAGCGAACCTCGACAGAGTTTTGAATTGCCGCCTCGGTAGGGGGGAGGGAGGTCACTACGGCAGTGTCGAAATTACCAGAGAAAAGAACGCTCATCACCACGGCATTATTTGGCAGTGCTTGGTTGTTTTGGATCGACTGAATGATCTGCTTTTCTGCGCCCGGGAATAGACCCAGGAGGAATCCGCGAACGTCCTTGTAGATTTCTTGGTGTGTGACGTTTAGGGTCGCCATGATCAATCCCCGGTCGGCGCTGGAATTGGATCGGCGCGCCAGGCAATGACACGGGTCCAAGTGGCGAACGACTCAGCGACCTGATCGACCATCCAGACAGCCGGGTCTTCCTCGCCATAAGCCGGAAAGATGAACTTGGAAGATCCTTTTTGCAGCCAGCGCCGGATGCCGTCAATCGATCCGTAGGCGTAGATCGAGATGAACTCGCCCTGGCGGTTGACCAGATCCAAGTTGTACTTCTCTCGCGAAGAAAGGGATTGAGTTTGAACCGTGATCTGCTGCGATTCAAACGAAGAAATCTGATTCCCGTAATCGTCGACCGTGAAGCCCGTATTCACCTCAAGCGTCACCACCATGTTTGGGTTGACGTTCTGGGTCGCCATGTTTGCTAGCGCTCGGACATTGATCATTGGTCAATCTCATAGCTGAATGAATTGCGCAATTGCCTGTCATTTGCGCGCAACGGAGCATTATAACCCTTTGCGTCAATCGTTGACTGGGCATTGGGCGGATCTGTCCACGTCATTACAGCATCTGTGAACTCCCCAACCATATGCTCCCCGACAAGGCGCAAGGTGGTTTCAGGGTCATTCGCCCTGATCAGTGACGCGATCATCTGGGGGATCGCGGCCCGATTCCTGAAAACCGTTTCACGGAAAAACGGGCGAGAAGGGATGTGCTGATGGGGCGACCCCTGATCGTTGATCCATCCGACATGCGCCACCTTAATTGGCGGCGCTCCATCCTCGCCAGGATAGGTCTTATCAGCCATGATTCCGACCTTCATGCCCAGGGATCCAGCGTTCCGATACCGGTCTAGCATTTCAGTCAGCCTGCTCATGGCTTACCCCTCACCAACAAAGCGTCCAGCAGAGTCGTACTGCCGGCTGATATAAGTGCGCTGTACCGGCATAGGCGCATTGCCCAGGCGATAGATTGCAGACCGGTACTTCTTGGTCATCTGCCAGTACATTGCGCCCCACGGGGTCTGGAGATACCAGCGCTCATTATTGCCCATGGTTCCGTAATCCAGGCTGATGGAAACGGTCCCTTCAGTCGCATTGGAAATGCGGCCGACGACGTTGTTTCCGGCTTCAGCCTGACCCGTCAGGGTGGCAATGTGCGCCACCAGCAAATACAGCATGCGCTTACGGGCTTTCAAGTCCTTGACGATGCTGCACTTGGTGTTGTCGAGGAATGTCTCAGCCATGGCGAAGTAGTCTTCGAGCTGAGCATCGGTAGCCGTGATTTTCGGGTACAGCTCCCGAAACTCAACTGGGTCGAAGACTACGACGTCATCCATGGTTAGGCGTCCGATTTGCCGAGAATGCCGGCCTTATCGGTTTCTTTGATCTGCGGCAGCTGCTCATGACCAGACTTCTGCTCCTTCAGATCCTTGGCTTTGTCCTTGGCTTTCCGGGAGGATTCCTCGGCAAAGATCAGGTTATTGGTCAGCAGCTTGGATTCCGCGTGCTCCTTGCGCCAGGCCTCCCACAGGTCGGCAGGAACTTCGTACGTGATGCCGTGGTTCAAGCCCTGGATGGTGTTGTTGTTCCATCCATTGATGCGGACGCGAGTCTCTCCTTGCTGCATGAAGATGCCGTTAGGCAGTTTGCAACCGATGGTTACGGTGGCCGACATATAGATTACCCCTGAAGCAGGGCAGGGCCGGAGCCCTGCCGCACGGTTTAGATCTGCACCAGCGCGCTGGCGACGAAGATCGGACGGTAGATGATGGTTCCTACAGTACCCTGGGAACGCTTTTGGCGCCAGCTCGACAGACCCAACACCATCGGGTGCACGCGCATCTTCTCGGTGAAGGTCGGCTCGACAGTGTCGACGCCCTCATAGCTCTTCACGATCAGCTTGATCACCTCGCCAGCATCGGTCGACATCTCCGGAGCGGTCTGAATTTCCAGGTTGGGGAAGTTCTTGGTGATCTGATCGTTCACGTTCACGTTGTACTGGTTGGTACGGGTGAACGCAGCCTCTGCCTGCGGGGACAGCAGCAGAATCATCGGGGTGCTGCGGTCGATCAGGCCAGCAGTTTGGCTTACGAGCTCGCCGTAGAGCTGCGCAACGCCGTTGTAAACGACCTGGCCGTCTGCACCAACCCAGGTAGGCAGAGTGACCGATGGCAGCAGCGAAGGATCGTTCAGGATACCCCAGTTGCGCAGGCCGGAAACGCCGTAGAAGTAGGTCTTGTTCTGGAACTTGTTCAGAGTCAGAGCCGCCGAGATCTGCTTGCGCGCTACCCAGTCCAGCTTGGCAGCGCCAGCACGCTCAACTTCACGCTCGCCCAGCTCAATGATGGTCTGGTAGTAGTACGTGTCCCGGGTTTCCCAGTTGACGTTGGTGTTCGCCATGCCGTTTTCGGAGAAGTCGTCGTAGGACGAGGTTTCGCCGGTCGATTCAGCGATTGGGAATTGCAGGAAGTCGTCGGTCCAGCTGCCTTTCTTGGTCTCGCCGAAGATCTGGGCGGCCTTCATCGGCTCAACCAGAGTCTCGATAACGCGAGGGTCCACGTAGGTGGTGAACAGCGACAGGATACCGGCGTTGGGCGCAGTCAGCAGTGGGGCGGCGTCCATTGCTACACGACGTAGCTCACCCTCCATGCGCGAGCGCTCTTGTACGCTCAGTACGTTCGGCGCGTAGCCGGTGGCGAACACAATGCCCGCGTTTTGCTGCAAATCGTGCAGGTTCATGTTTGCCCCCTTAGATCGAGAATCGAGTGATTTTCACCAGGGCGCCAGATGCGGCAGCCTCGGCGAATTGGAAGTTGGTCGGCTGGGAGTCGGTAGCCACCGCGCCCACCGCACCGGTTGCACTCACGGCGTAAACCGCATCGCCAGGAGCTACGACCGCCGGAGCGACCGCGTAGAAGTCGCCATTGGAGAAGAGCGCCACTTCTTTGCCGGACGGAATGGTCATGCTGGCAGCCTGACCCAGAGGCACAACGGCTTGGTTGTTGCGGTGCACGAAACCGATTGCTCGGCCAGCGGCGAACACCTTGTACACCTTGCCAGTGGTCAGGTCTGCGAAGGCGAACTGGCCTACGGTGAGCGGCTCGCCGGCTACCAGAGCGGCTTCGCCAGCCAGGATGGAGTTGCGCGGGTTGGTCGAAGCGAAGTCGCCTGCCACGCCACGCGGGAGGTCACGGTTAAGACCGGTTTGAAAGCTCATGGAATACTCCTTATGCCTGCTTGAAGCGGCTGGTCAGGGTGGATGGCGCCGAGTCGTGAACCACGTCACGCTGAGCAGGCTTGGCATCACGCTGCATGGCAACGAGAGCTTTGAGACCGGCCTCGTTCACGCCGTCGCAGGCGATGCCTTTTTGCTTGAGGGCGTAGGCGTAGATGGAAGCGGCATCAGTGAAACCATCCATTGCGATGCGGCCAACCAGGGGCTCTACGGCATCGCGGGCGGTGTACTTGCCTTCCAGGCGAGCGCCGACAGCGGCAGCGATAGAGTCGGCATCTGCGGCAGTTTCGCGGCGAGCGTCCCGATCATCACGATCCGTACGCTCCAAACGCTCACGCTCTTTGCGGGCCTTTTCGCCCTCATCTTCATCGCTGGCCGTCTCTGGTGGTTTCGGACTTTCGTCGCTGGCAGTCAGATCCTCAGGAGCTTCATCAGCACCCAATTCGCCGGCAACCTTGTCCATGTCAGCATCGCCGACGATGGTCCGCAGAGCCTCGTTCAGTTCCGGTGTAACACCGTCTTGCGCAGTCGCCCGCAACCGGGCGGCAATCAGCGCCAAAGCGCCTTTCTTGAGTTTCATATTCAACCTCATTTCAGGGGGTAGTGAGTCACTGATAACGGCATCACGGCCAATTCTACCACGCTCAACCAGTGCAAGATGGTTGCCGTGAATGTTACGCATGACGCCGTCATATGCAACGCCTTCGAATTCCCCTGGCGTCATAACAGGGTCGAAGTAGTACGAGTACGACAACTGTTCCATCTTTTCGGAGTCGATGAGCGAGATTGCCTCATCATCCCAGAAGGTCAGGTCAGCATAGAGCTTGCCGTCCTCGTACGTCACGTCAGAGCCAATGGCGCCGACTGTGAGTTCTTTTTCGGGGGTCTTGGAATCGACGTAGATATGCTTGAAGAGGATCTGCTTGCCTTTGGCTGTGGCGGCTGATTTTTCCAGCTCGGCCGGGTCACGCAACATCTGATAGATGCGGCCAGGTTCAAGGCCCAACGCTTCATAGCCTGGGATTTCTCGACCGAAGTACGGATCAACCTGGGCCTTGCTGATGACTGTTTTTGCGATGCGCAGATGACCGCTCTCATCAATGGAGCGAACTGACTCATCAAAGGCGACGTTTCTGGTTACCATTCAATAACTGCCCTGGAGGTGCAACCGCAATTGATCTCCTGGCCTGGCAATACCCACTTGCCATCCAAGTACATCCCTTTTTCAATATCGAACTTCTTGCCGTTCGCCGCAACGTGAGACTTGCGCGGCTCTTTAGCTGCCGTCGAATGGCGCCAGATGGCCTCTTTGATGCCAAGCTCTTTGCGCCGCGCTTGCTCCATGACGGCATGCACCTTGTTCGCCTGATCTCGCGCAATCAATTTGCAGCGGTTTCTGCCGATATGATAGGCGTGGTCGAGGTTGTCGGTCAACGTTTTGAGATCGAAACCAGCCTCAACCGATTCCCACACGTATTTCTGCACGTCTCCCAGGTATTCGCCAGGGATGGATTTGATCAAGCCGACATTCATACCCACCGATTCCCGCATGGCCTGGCGGGTAAAGTCGGTCAGTTGGAGATCGACAGTAAAGCCGGATTTGCGTAGCGCCGAGCTGAAGTTGCGGTCAAAGCTTGATGAGGTTTGGCCTACGAACTTCTTGGCGATGCGCTGGGGGAGGGTATCGAGGCTGATCATCCAGCGCCCGATGAGCTTATCGATTATGCGGGCCAGCAGGTCGTGAGCGGCATCCATGGCGACTGGCTGCGGCGTCTGCCAGTAATCAGCGACAGCGGCAACAACCTCATTGCGAGCACTGCGCAACAGGCGGTTCAGCTCTGCGCGGTATTCCGCCCGAACTCCAGCGTTTGGCTTGAAGTCGGGCAGAACTGCGCGGCGGCGCCTGATCAAATTACCATCCCGCGAAATGCCTCATCTACGCGAGCGCGCCATTCCGATTTAGGGAAGGCGCGAGCATACAAGAACGCAATAACCTCCCCAGAGCTAAAGCCGCCACGGCAGCCACCAGTAACCAGAGCTTCCTGTTTGCCGTAAAGGTGCGAGTAAACCTCATAAGCCGCCATGCTCACAGATACCGGAACGCACGCGCCACGCGTCTGTTTGGTTTGAATTGGGTGATGAGTTACATCTGTCATTCCGAACCCCTGTCAATTGGATTGCGCTTCACCAGCGCGACAACCGGAACTATACGCGACATAGGCCGACTTTCAAGCTCAGCCTGCCACATGACCTCAACGCGAGGGCCTTCCTCGCCGGATTCCGAGCGGCCAATGACTACCATGTCACGACCGCCAGATTTCAATGCAACCACGTCGCCTGGAACGATGGCTGTCACGCCGGATCCTCCTTGCTCACATATTGATTATTCTGCGAAGTTGTCGTCGCCATCATCCATCTCGCCAATCGGCACATCGTCAACATCAATGCCACTGAACGCGCTTTTCTCATCCTTAGAAATAGCCTTGCGCGCCTCCTGTGGAGAGATGATATTGCCGTCAACGCCGTCTTTGGCTGTGCGCATCTTGATCTCTTGAACCTCGGCTAGCTCCTTTTCGTTGAGCTGATACAGCGGATTGAATTCCCATGCGATAGCCGGATCAATTTCGCCAAACAGGTCAAGCTGGATCAGGTCGGAAATGTTCTTGATGATTGGGCGTATGTGCGCCTCGTTCTGCGCCATGATGTAATCGTAATAGACGCGAATCTCACCATCGGTGCTGTCGCCAAGGCCCGTCTGGGTGACACCAAGCAGCTTAACCATCGGCGTATGGCTAGGGCCAGCCATCTGTTCCTGGCTCTTAGTCAGGATCCCTTCAAGGCCGGTGAGAGGCGTATTAATCTGGCTTATCTCTTCGCTTTCCTTGTCCGCCAGCATCATCCCGGAGTTTTCGCGGTAGCGGTTGAACATGCCGGCGCGCATCCACAGGTTGGCATCACTCTCGCCATCAGCCAAAATGCCGCTCATGTCCGTGTGCAGGATGGTCAAGCTGAACGCCTGGACAACCCAAGAGATGCTGTCGGCGGTGCGCTGGTAACGCTCCACATACGGTTTCATGAGCTGGAACATGGAGATGCCGCCGAAGTTGTAGGCGGGCTTTAGCATGTCTGGCACGGGGCGCATGATCAGCGTCATCAAGCGGTCAGAGTGAACCGACTTGCCCAGGACGAACCACTGGGTTGGCTTGTAGAAGTCCTCTTCGGTAGGGTCGGCGGCGTTGTACACGCTTGGCGTTGACCACATAGGCTCGATCAGACGGAAGCCCTTGAGCGACCCTCTCTTGACGCCAACGCTGTTCAGAAGGAATGGGTTCTCATCCTTTTGCGCGCCGTCAAGCTTGATGTAGATCTGGGCGCGACCCATGCCCATCTCGACCTCGATAGCCTTGCGTACCAGCGAGCGGATACCGTACTCGTCGAATGCGTCATTGATCTTGTTGATCTTGAGCTGCCTGGCGGCGTTCTGCGCTTTCTTTCCCTCTTTGAATGCCTCCAGCTCGGCAGAGGTCATGTCGTCGCTCTGCTCGATGTCAGGCTCATCGATCTTGAATCGGCCCCACTCACGCGTCATCTCGGTGGCGGTCGTTTCGGCAACCGATCGATAGTCGCTGGACTGACTCATTGCGGCCAAGGCCGGGTAGCCCATGAATGTTCCGTAGAAGTTTGGGACGCCTTCGGATGCGTAGGAGTAGATCGACCCACAGCTATCCATAGCGACTGGCGGTGTTTTCCCGTCAGGCACAACAGTCGGCATCAGCGTTGGAGCCGCCAGAGGAACAATGATGCCCTTGCCGATATCCCTGGACTGCTCATCCTGCATCATACGAATGATTTTTTGCTGCTGCTTGAGCTTTCGATCATCGATATCAGCCTGCTTTTCAGCCAGCGCCAGTTCACGCTCACGAAGCTCTGTTTCTTTGCGGCGGCGAATGCGGCCAAATAGGTCGATCATGGGCGAAGGTTCTCAGGGTTGATATTCAAACCTCGACGCTTCATGGCCGGCTCAAGTGCATAGCGCATGGCGTCGATTGCGTGGTTGTGATCGTCCACCGGCACCGGAAGAATGTCCTCAGTGTGCTTATCGATCTTGTAGCTGTACAGCCTAAACTCTTTGGCGGTGTTTTTGCACCGCGTGTGAATAATAACCTGATCGAAGGATCGTATGTATTCAATCCCGTCCTCAACGCTGCCTTTACCTTTTACAGCAGCAGCTATGCGAGGCAAGCCCTTGCGCTTTAGGTAGCTGATGGTTTCCGGCCTTGCGTTATCCGCTCGGCACGCATGCTTCTTGATGTCCGGCACTCTTTCAACCAGATACGGAGCCGTGTCGTCGATCTCAAGCCCGGTTTTATATGCCTCATATTCAACGTAAAGCGTGCGCTCGTCGATCCAAAGCTTAACAGCGGCGGTGGGGTCATTGGCAAAACCAAAGTCCAATCCATAGTAAGGGCCGCGCCAACCATCCTGCGGCTCAAAGTCTTGAACCTTGTACTTGCCACGGAATATCTGCGCCTCGCTGAGCTGGCGATAAGCCCCTTCCCATATCCATGCGTACTCCTCAAAGGGTAGGTTGCGCAGGTCGCGCTGTCGCTCAATCTCAAGCACGGCGGGAAACCAAGGGTTGTCCGTAAAGTTGATCTCTACGCCAATACCATCCTCGCCAAGGTCTGATTTCCTGAAGCGCTTGTCAGTGGGGCTGTCATCGTTTTCAGGGTTCCAGCTAACCCAGACCTCGGAATCATCCTCCCGCACGGTGGGGCCGAGCTTCTTCCATGCGATATCAGAAATTGACTCAGCCTCGTCAACCCAGGCGATCAGTACGCGAGCCTTGGACTTCACGCTGTCGACGTTGTGGCGCAAGCCTGTGAACGAGTAGGTCACGCGTTTGCACTTGGTGCGGATGTACTTTTCGCCAATGTCGAAGAACGCATCAAGCCAGGGGTAGGCGCGAATCGCCTGCTTGACTTCCTCCATGCTGGATTCTTCAAGCGAGTTCATGTGCTCACGGGCGCAGAGGATGATCCCGCTGATATCGTCTTGCGCATACTGCATGGCCCGAATGGCAGTCATCAGGGCAAAGGTGCGGGTCTTAGCGCTGCCTCGGCCACCATAGGCGTAGCGGTAGCGCTTGCCTGGAGCGGCAAAGACAGGGATCAGCTTTGGCGGGATCTCGATCTGTACGGTTGTCAATCGTCTTTGGCCTTAACGAATCCAGGGGCAACAATCTCGATGCGAGTAGGCGTTGCGGTCATGCTGCCATCGCTACTGGTGAGGTCCAGCTTCTGCGCCGACTCCCAGCCCTGCATTTTAGCCAGCAGCGCAATGGCCGCCGACTTTGAGTGCTGCTTGATCTTCGGGCCGAACTTGCCGACCTCAAGCTCAGAGATAATGATTAATTTCTCTGGGTCAGTCTCTTGCAGCGACTCGTCGATGGTCCAGGCGGTCTGGTTCAGATCCTCGCCCGTCTCCATGTCCTTGCCGATGCTGGCGGTCTTGAACTTGACGATGTCGACCAGGTTGCCGCGTGCCAGTTGAGTGAGGATCGCCATGGCTTCATCACGGCTCATAATCGCGTCAGAAACCGCTTGACGTTTCATTGAATCCATGAAGGCTTTTACCTTAACGTCGGTTAACATTCTGGATGCAACAACGTCGGCGGCCTCATCAGTCGCAGCGGTGCCGCCAGCCGCGTAATAAGCTGCGCGCTGAGTCATGCCAGCCAGGACGCCTGTCGCGGTCCGCTGCTGCAATTGTGTGAGCTGATCGAACAACTCTTGCTGCTCGGGCGTCATATCAATTATCCAAATAAGTTCGGCTGCCATCCACGTGAATAACCTCATGCTTACGAGGCTTCATCGCGACCAGGCAGCGTTCATGGTTCCACTTGGCGAACGCCTTAGGCTCTACGGGATCGCTTGAGTGCTGGGAAAACTGGGCGGCGATAGTCACGGACTCATTCAAGAATGCTCGCAACTGAGGCTGCTCCAGTCGGTTAACTTCATCGTACACGTATTCCTTGCGATAGCCGACATTGAAGCGCTCCATGATGCCAGCTGAGATCACGCCAGCGACGAAGCAAAGTTTTTCCGGGTCATTGTTCAGGTCCTTTGGAATGCTTGATTGTACGACCTCTGGCGCAGCTAGAGCGGCAATCAGCAGGGTAAGAATTGCAGGAATTACCGCTCTCATTTTTGGTTACTCCACGATTTCGAATTTGCGGTAGCCTGCGTCGTAGATTGCTTTCATATGCTTAACTCGCTCAGACAAAGGCCCTGACTGCATTCCTCCGAGGATCAACATGGCCTCTACAGCTTTTTCGCGATCTTCCTCCGCGATCTGCTCGGACGTGCGGATGGGCCTGAAACAGCCGTAAGCACCTTGCTCAACGCAAGCAGTTCCGCGATTTGGATTTCTTGGCTGCGGGTTGAAGGTAAAGGCCGCCAGCTCAATATCACCATCCTTGAAGTGGGCGATGATGGTTACCTGATCGCCTTCGTGCAGGTCTTTGTCGAACGGGTCGGCATGGCAGTGCGTGCCGCCAGCGAACTCACACACCGCCCCAACAGGCGGCAGGCCTTCGCCATTCCACTTTGGCTGAACAATCTTGCAATCAGAGTTAATAGGCGAGTTGGTATGAGTGGCGTAATTGTTATTCACGCTCACGTTTTCCGCGCTATAGGATACTTTGGCAGCCTTCAGCGCATCAACTGCGGCCTGCCATTCGGCGCGGGTGACGATGGCATGAAGCCGGTCATCGGCAATTTCCTGTGTAGATATCCACTCAGAACTTCCATACCTATATAGCCTGCCACTGCTTCCTTGCTGGACGGAATTCCACTCTTCCGGCCACTCCTTCAACTCCCGCGCCAAAATATCGACCAGTTTCATTTGGATTCCCCTTTTGCGCGGGCGATGGCGGCATCAACAACGGCAAGCTCACCGGTGAAGTTAGCCATCTCAAGTGCGCGACGAACATCGATCAGCGCCTCCAGCAAATCCGGCGCGGCGGCGATTAGGTTGGCGTTGGCCATAGCCATATCGGTTTCTTTGTACACCTCTGCAATACACCATTCATCGCCTTCGAACGAGCGATTGGTGATGCTATGGCTTCCTGATTCCTTTTCGACCTGCCAAGGCCCTGGCGTATGCTTGCTCATTTCGCACGCTCCGCAAGCATGGCGTCGGCTATTGAGTAGGCGTCACGGGCAAACATATCGGCGCCGCTCTGTGGCTGATTTGAGCAGGCTAGCATTCCCTGAACAGCCTTCGCCGCAAAGTAATCGCGAAGGGTCATGCCGCTGTATTGGTGGCGAGCGCCTGGCATAACCACCTCGTCAAGAAAACCTTCAACCTCTTCATCAGTGTTGTTGTCAACCTGCGCTGGAAAAGCAGGACCACCATTATTTGAATGCAGCATCATAACCATCACCCCTGTCATTACGCCAAATTGCGCACCTGAATAGTCGCAATGAATAACAATTATGTCAAGTGGTTTTGTCGGTAGCAGAAAAGAAAAATCCCCAGGGTTTAGTCTGGGGATTTTAGGCTGTGGCTCGCAGCCTTGCTGCGACCGGCGCCGATCCAGTCATCAAATGATGATGTGAGTGATGGAGCTTTGACATCGCTTCATGCTATCTCCTTGCCCGCATGGGCTTTTACCAGATGAATAATATGCCTCGGAATTTTTATCGAGGCTCCGAGTCCTCTAGCCTTGGGATTTTAGCGTACCCGTGTGGCTCAACGCTTGATGCAGATGACTGGTGCTGATCTCCAGCACATTGGCGCTAACCCAATCAGGCCCACCCAAGTGCGAGTGATTAATTACCGGGCCACATCCGGCCGCCTGAGCGCAATCAGCTTGCGCATTCATCTGCATCGGTCAGCGTGCTTGCCATCGACTCTCACTGCTGAGCGGATCTGTCGGGTAACACGCTAACCTGATAAAGACGATTTCCGCATCTGCGGGCACTTGGCGTTGGTTGAACTTTAATTGTTATTCGGCTGGCAGCTGCGAACTTTCTCAAGGTTCTGGATTTTTCAGTGGTACAAGTTTTAGGGTTGCGCCCTTAATTCCATCACTGGGTATGCTCTTCGTGTCTTACCACGCCTATATGAGTCAGCGACCATGCGAATAACAACTTCATATTTAAAGAGCGTTTAAAGTTTGTGCCGTTTACGTCTCCGGCGACGAGTTCCACGTCCGTATTCAATTCGCTGATTGCTCTGTCAACATCAAGCAATTCTGGCGACCCATCTTAATCCAGACCGTTTAAAGCCCAATTGTTACATTCGCTGGATCTCAGGCCTATGGTGCTTGTGCCAGATCAAGATAGCTCGCCAGTACCAGGCTGGCGCCGACCCTGCGCAATGCGGGTTGAGCTATTCACCACGAATCCATAATCGCCCACCCAACCCATCATGTCAACCAAAGAATAATCTCAACCCCAATCTATTTTTGAAAACCTGACTTTTGGGTAAGGAAATTCTGTGCTCGCCTGTGCCCCTGCTGTGCTCGTCCAAGGAGCACAGCTCCAGGCCTTGCATTACGTGGCCTCCAGACGATTTCTATCAAATTGTGCTCCTGTGCCCGTCATTCGCACATTTTCAAATCCAAAAAAATGGTCGGTTACTGATAATGGAAATCATTCATATAGAAAAAGGGTGTTTTTTTAAAAAAAGGAGCACAGGAGCACAAAACAGCTACAGCCCACGAACGGCGTGGCCTAGACCTGTGCTCTTTTTGAGAGCACAAGGGGAGACCTAAGACAACTAAGATGCCATGGGGCTCTAAGGGCGCAAAGAAATCTAAGGGTTGACTTACGCATCTTGCGTGCTCAGAATGTGCTCGACGCAAGAAACCTAAGACTGTGGAGATTTTTGGCATGACCGATGCAATCGCCGTACAAGAAGGGATTCCGATTCCGAAGGTGAATCGCTACAAATTCGAAGAGTGGCCTATAGGCGGTAGCCGCTATTTCGACCTTCTTTCCGAGGTTGAGTCCTGCGCTAGCGCCGCCTATTCCTACGCCAAGCATCACGGAAATGGCTTTCGTATGACCCGTCGAAAAGAGGGTGACGGCTATCGCATTTGGCGGATTGCATAATGGATATCGATATCAGCAATCCGCCACAGATAGAAGTTCCACCAGTCGAGCTTTATTCGACTGTAATGCCAGACGACGATGATTTTTCCATATCGTCATTTGATATTGGCGTAATTGAGGTTGCCCCCACAAAAGATATTCCGGTTCCGGCAGATATTAAGCCGCGACGTGAATATAAGCCGAGACCAAAGAAGGAGGTCGTTGATGGGGCGGAATTTGTTCCAACCCTACTTGAGCTGAGCGAGAGAATAGCCAATACGACGGTTGGCAAGTTGGCAAGAGTGGTTCATCAGAAGATTGAATTCCCTGAAGTCAGTTCTTTTTTTGCGCTGCTTTCATCTGCTAGCTGCTCTGTCTCGATGGCATTTGCCACTCAATATTCAACTGACTCATGCGTGTCGCTGGGGATGTACACAATCATCGAGCAGCCACCGGCAATGATGAAAAGCTATTTGCTGGATGTCGGCATGAAGCCGTATCGCCTGGGCGTGGCTCAGCACAACAAGAAGGTCGGAGGGATTAACCGCGAACTAAAAGAAAAGGACATCCCTGTTGAGCAGCATCTGAAGCGCACGTTCAGCGAGACATCTGATGGCACGTCGGCATCCATTGACGGCTTTCTTTCTGGCTGCTCAGAAGGTCGGTTTGTGGTGTCCAGCGCCGAGCAGTCTGGGTTGCAATCGCTGTTCCCTGAATCCGGGTCGTTCTCAAGCACCAATGAGCTGATCTTGAAGGGGTACGCAAGCGAATACGTGTCTGGCATGCGTGCGGGCCGCAAGGCGTTCACAGGGATGGTTCAGGGCTGCGTGGTTATCATCGCCCAGCCTGGTAGCAGCAAGCGCGTACTGGCGGCCTCTGGCGGCTCCGGGATGGCCGAGCGATTCATCTACCTTGCTGAACCTGACCCGATTGGCTTTCGTCGTAACGAGGGGCATTTCCCGACGCGCAGCGAAAAGGAATCGTTTGAGCGTGCCTGCGCGGCCTGCGTGGACATGTATTCAGACAGTGTAGTCAGCCAGTATGCTGCCGATGATGACTCCAGGGTGGTCATGGATCCGGAAAACCTGATTCGCATACGGGCGTCTGACGAAGGCTATCGGATCCTAAGGGAGGCCAAGAACTCAACGGAATCATATCTGTATGACCTGAAGATGGCTGGCGAGATGGTGATGATGGGCTGGCTGGCAAAGATTGAGACGCACGTCATGAAGATCGCCGGAAACATTTACGTGATCGAGTGCCTGTCCAATGACTGCAAGGTTTCCGATGTGATTCCGACGTGGATTATTGAGGAATCCATTGATCTTGTGCTGGGCCTGGCTGATCACATCAAGGGTATCCTGAACAGCGCCGGTGAATCCGGTGTTCAGGCTGAAGAGGAAACCATTATTGAGGTGCTGACAAGGTCTCCAATGGAGAAGCGCGCAGCCGCACTCCAGGCGAAGAACAGAAAGCCATTCAAGGCAATGCCGGCATCGTTCAAAATGGCAAGCTCTCGGATTGATTCAATGCTGCTTGGCGGGCAGCTGATCCTCAATGCAGCAGGAAAGGTGGCCATCGCATGACATTCGAAGAAGCCATTCGCGCCCAGTATGGAGTCAGGGTTCCGATCACCGCCGAAGATCTCAAGCTTCGGAAGTTTCGAATCGATGAGCTGCGTAATGGTTTTTTGATGAAAATGCAGAAATGTGGTGTTTTTGGGTCGTTTATTGATGGTGAAACGTTCATTTGGACCGAAAATTCCATCACCAGGCATGAACAAGAGCACAGAGAGAGCAAAGATATTCGCTTCGAATGGCTGATCTGGGAGGGTGCCAGGTCGATGCTTGAACGTGGCGAGCGATTGAGTAGAGAAGATGGCGAGCGATTGGCGCTGGCCGTGCAGAGGTTGGAGATGTGGTTATGACCAAAGAGCAAATCGAAGCAAAGATCAAGCAAATCCACGGGAAATTTCGCTACACGATGCGCTACTCGGAAGGCTGGTGGAAATGCCAGCGGGAGATTTCCGAGCTGGTCAAAGAGTGGCGCAAAATCAGCGACCTTTACGAAGCATAATTGATACGGCAGGAGCAACAAAAATGAACACTGAGAAAATGCGGGAAGAGTTCGAAGCGTGGCATCGGATTGAATATCCTGGCGCCACTCTAGCAAGGCGATCGAACGGCGAATACGTGAATCTTTACGTTGGCATGTGTTGGATCGGATGGCAAGCCTCCCGCGCAGCCATTGAGGTGGAGTTGCCGAAGATTGTCGATAAGGAATGGGCGAATACGCACGCAGAACGATCTGCAATGCGAGAAGCAATCGGATGGTGCAAGAAACGCATCGAATCCCTCGGCCTGAAGGTGAAGCCATGCTAACCATCTGCCTGATGATCGGATCATTCGTTTTCGGCGCCTATTGCTCCGCCGCATATGAGCGTCAAGAAAAGCTTCCTGCTGCCGATTGGGTGTTTCTCGTATTCCTCTCCTGCGCTTGGCCGCTACTTATTACCGCACTGATCGTTCATTTGGTCAAAAAACCATGAGCCAAAACCTAGCAAAGCCAAAGATTGGCATGCTCATCCGCAACAAGCGCAACGGCACCATGTACCAGATTGCTGTTGTTGAGGCTGATCGGGTGCGCATCTGCCCCTACTGGGCTGGGCGGAATTCCCGCACCACTTGGAAGACCATCACTCGATTGTGGTGCGATTACTATCGAGCTGATGACACTTCGGCAACCTCGGAGGCACCATGAGCGCCCGAATCGACTGGAACAACACCATGCCAACTCCGATCCCCAGGACAACTGGCCGCCTACCCAAGAAGCCAGTCATCTGGATCGGCGAAATCGGCCTGCAACTTCCATCCGGCGAAAAGGATATCCGCGCATGGCGATCAAATCAGCCAATCACGACAGGTCAGGCGCGAACTGTTCTCGGGCAGCTACTGACCAGCCTAGTTAACGAGCACGGAAAGGGCGCCGCAATTCACAGCTGGTTCTGGTGCAAGTCTCGATAGAATAGTTGACATAGTGATTATTCGTATCTACTATTGGATAACGAAACACACACAAGGAGTTAATCATGAGCTGGTCACATTGCGGTGAAGATTCAAAAGGACGCCCTATTGGGTATGCGCATTCGGCAACCTGCGATCATCCTGGCTGCAATGCGCAGATTGATCGCGGCCTCTCTTATGCTTGCGGTGGCATGCACGGCAGCACCGAAATCGGATGCGAAAAGTATTTCTGTGATGATCACCTTGAATTCACGGTTGAGCATAACGACAGCTTTGATCGTGTCTGTGAAGGATGCATGGTTGTGCTGACAACTTCTGGAGACTGGGCTTTGCACCCGGAAGACTGGACTGTTCAGCGGATTGTAAAGCCATGACAACATCAATCGCCCAACAATGCCTTGATTCGCCAGACCCTCTGGCAAAGGCGCGCTCGCACACCGGATACAAGGGCCACCCTCAAAAGGATGTCCTGCGTTTCCACTTCGAAGACAACAGCTGCCTGGATTTTCAGATGACCTACACGCCGATTGCGGCTGGTCGGATTTTTGAGGATGGGCGGGGAGGCAAGCCCCAATGAGCATGTGCGACTGCAACCAGGGGCGCCTGCCCTGTACCTGTAAGCCAATTGAAGGAGCAGGAGTCATGAGTGAAGTACAGAGATTTCCAGCAAGAATGTTTACCCCCGAGACACCCTGTGTTCATGCATCCGACTTCGACCGCCTCACTGCCGAGTGCAAGGCCCTGCGAGAGCGCCTGAACGCGGCTGATCAGAGCGAAGACGATCTTGTAGCGGAAAATAAGAATCTCAAAGAGGTTCTGCGAGCACACGTCTACCACGTCGGGCTTGTTGGGACGCAAGCCGAAATGGATCAACTTATCTCGGCAATCAATGGTGCAAAAAATGGCTAATCAAATGATGAACATTGAGCGAAAGCTAATCGAAGATTTGCATGCTCATGAAGAATGCCCTGTTGAGTTCATTGACCACCTTCGTCGTGCGCTCGACGCAAAGTCCGACCAGAAGGACGACGATCAGGCCTTCCAGCTCAAGGACCGCGAGGGATCACGCCGGGACTGGTTCGAGGAGGCGCAGGGAGCAGAGAAGCGGGTTGAAGAGCTGCGTGCCGAAGTCAAGCGGCTGGACTTGATGGGGGCTGAGTCTGACTACAAGTACGATCAGCGATACGCTCAGTTTGAGCGTGTACTGGCCGAGCGGGATGCGCTGCTTGAAGAGTTCGCAACCGAGTTGACGCTTGCCATAACCGATTCGCAGGTTCGGTCGGCAATGACTTCGGTCGGACGCTCAAAAATTATGCAACTCCTGAAGGATTACAACGTGCGAATTGACGCCGCACTATCCGCCAGCGCAGAGCCGAGCGCGCCGAAGTGCGGTCAATGTGGCGCCCGCACTGTGGAAACCTGCAACGACAACGGCTGTGCCTACTTTGAAAATGGCAACGGTGCGCCGGTTGAGCGCGACCTGGACGACGACCCGTTCTTTGTGCAACAGGCGGAGCCGCACAAGCCGGTGCCGAATCCTGCGCGCGACGAACGGGCGGGACTTGAGACGTGGCAGAAAGGCCGCGACGGGATGCGGCGTGAACGCGATGAGTGGATAAGCAAGTGTGCTGATCTTCAAGCGCGCATACAAAACCTAGCTGATGCGGCAGAAGATTATGCAGGCGAGGCACATTGCGAAACAATGGAAGCGGTGAATGCACTTGAACAACTACGCGCCGCCCTGGACAAATCCACCGAGGGGGCGAGCCATGAGTAGCGAAGATGCAAGCCGGGCGCTTGGGCGCTGCAAGATGCCGCCCGGATATCGTCTGATTCAGTTGGATAGCGGCCACTTCATGTGGCGTCATGATGAAAGTGACGACGAGTCTTGCATCCACTGGAGCAAATGGGCGGTCTATCACGGTGCGCACGCCGACAGTAAGTTGCGAGGATCAAAGCCATGAGTAACGAAATGATCAGCGTGCCGCGTGACTACGTACTGCGGCTTACCCCGGAAGCGCATTCAGTGCTGCTGGGCATGGTCGAGCACTGCCTGAATGTCCGCGCCTGCATGGGCATGGATGAGGGCTTCAAAGACTTCGATACCGAGGAGGAGCACGATTTTGTAAAAGAGCTGCGCGCCCTGCTGGATGCTGAGCGCTGCACATCCTGCGACGGCTCTGGCGACCTTATCGACCTGACTGGCGAATGGCGCGGGTACTGCGTATGCCCTGCTGGGGTTGGGCTTAAAGCTCGGCCGGCACCTGATGCAAATGCAACTACCTTGGCTAAGAAGTACGACGACACGTTGCTACCTTTCTTGGCCTTGATGCGCAAAGAACTGCACGCCAATGCGGGGAAGGGTGATCGTCCAGGCTGGCTTTCCATGACTGCGGATACGTGCATGCTGGAAATCATCTATCACTTCGGCAAGCTGCAAGCGTCGGTAAAGCGCGGTGACGGCGATGGCATGGCGGAATACGGCGCAGACGTGGCCAACCTATGCATGATGCTGCTGGACATTTGCGGTGTTATCAATTTGGTGCGACACGCCGAGCAGCCCGCGCCGGTTGCGGTGGTGATGCCTGGAAAGCGAACCAACTTCGACTATAGGGAGCTTGGTGACGATGGGTATGTTGCAGCGAAAGAATGGAACGCCTGCCTCGACGAAGTAGCGCTCCTCAACGCCAGATAACCATTATTTTTAAGGGGAAACACCATGGCACTAATCCTAACCCGCCGCGCAGGCGAATCAGTGAAAATCGGCGACAAAGTGACAATGACTGTTCGCGAGGTTCATCCGAAGAAGATCTATGTGGTTTTCGAGGATGACGGCATTCAGTATCCGCACTGGGCGAATTTGTACGGCGACATTCAAGGCGATATCGTAAAGGTCAATGTTACGGGCATCAGCGGTCGCCAAGTACGCCTGGCATTCGAAGCCGACAAGTCCGTCAAGATCATGCGCTCGGAGCTGGTTAAATGAATTGGTGGCGCGAAACGCCTCATCTTCTTGTCAGCAGCGAAGGCTATAAGATCGGCCGCTACAAGGCTGGCGAGCGGGTGTTTTATCGGTCCAGCCTGAAGGGTGACTTTATCAGTCGGCCATTCACAGACCTGGATGCGGCCAAGGCTGAATGTGATCGGCATTTTGAAGGGGGTAACAAATGAACCCATGCATCGGTGATCGTCAGCTTGAGCCGGATGATGAGCCTTACTGCTGTGAATGCGATACAACCTTTCACAGCATTGATGATTTTGAATCGCACCTTGAGCATTGCGACCCAGTTTTGCATGACCCAGGCGAACCCAACGACTATCCAGAGTGAAAATAAGGCCGTTAATTCGGCCTTTTTCATTTTTGGTGTTGACATAGTTATTGTACGGTGCGATTATTTGCCTATCGAAACAAACAACGGAGCAAGACGAGATGAAAGTACGTGACCCTCATGGGATAAAAGCGTTTGGTCTAGTCGTTTACCAAGTTTTCATTGGTTGGCATTTCGCTGGATCATTCGTAGATAGGGCTAGCGCCGAGAAGCTGCGCAGCAAGCTTGTAGCGGATAACGAGCTTGACGATGACGAATGCCACATATCGGCGCGCTACATCTAACAATCCTCGCCCACCTCAAGCCCCTTAACTGGGGCTTTTTTACGCCGGTACTTTTTCGATCACAATAAAAAACCCCATCCGAAGACGGGGCTGCCTGGCGGGGCGCTTGACAGGGGCTTGCCGGGTGACTTGTAGGCTAAGCGACTTTGGCTGACCTGTCAACCTTTGCGTACGGATCCAGCGGCAGCGCGACGATTGCTCGGCCCATATCAACATGCTCGTCAGCATCAGCTGGATCGCAACCGATGTGCGTAAACCGATCCTTGCAGTTGTTCAGCATCCAGCGGAAGTTGTCGGCATCCAGGCAAGCCAGTACACGCGATTTTCCGCATTGCGCCCACCAGATGCGCCAGGCGTGCGCGTAGTCGATGCAGAGGATTGTCTTTCCGTCGCGCTCACCAGTCGGATCGATCTTAGCGACAGCGCCAAAAGATGGTGACCCTGCCGCCCAGGTGATTGCGCCGTCAACTTTAACTGAGGCCACATTGACCACTTCGCCGATATTGTTGGTCATCGGAACCATGAGGATGTCTCTCAAAACTGCGCAAACCAAATGTGGAGCGGTATTGTTCCGCATGAAATAAGGGTTTTGCCAAGCGCCTTCACAGCGATCCATGATATATGCTGACCGTTCTTTGTCTTCCGCTGATCCTGGCAATTTACAGACAGTAGCTTTGGGAGGCCTGCTTTTCTGGAATGGCATGCCATCGCGTACCACGTCGCCCAGGATCGACTTCACGGCATCGGGAAAGGATAGCCCTTGATGCTCCATCACAAAGCCCACAGCGTTGCCACCAGCTCCGCATCCGAAGCAGTAATACATCAGCTTGTCTTCGCTGACCGTAAAGCTGGCTGACCGCTCTTTGTGGAACGGGCAGCAGGCCGACCAGTTCTTGCCAGTCTTCTTCAGCGTTGGCACATACCCCTGGATGACGTTGACGATGTCATCGTTGGCGCGGTCGATTTCGGATTGAGGGATTAGGTTTGACATCACTTCAAAGCCAGCAGCGTAGGCAGTTTAATCGCCGGAATCCGCCCGCGACTTTTCCAGTTGCGGTAGTCATCTTGAGTGCAGCCTACCAGCTTGCAAAGGTTAGCTACACCACCATGCTTATCGGCAAGCGCAACAAGGAAACGAGCGTCATCGGTGCGCGCAACCGGCACCCTTGGCGGCTTGGGCTCGACTGGCTTTTTCACCCATTCCGATGGCGCAATATCTGGCCTGATGAATTCCTTTGGCTGGCCGAAAACCTTGCCTACCTTCTCGGCGGCGCAGATGGAAATCTTGCCTTGGTAGATCCACTGGCGAACCAGTTGAGCGTGAACGCCGATCTTCCTGGCGAGTTCGGCAGGGTTGCCCGCCTGGCCGATCAGGTCAAGCAGCACCTTGCCCTCTTGCGATGCCGACAGCCGGTCGGCGGTTTTCTGCAAAATGGTTTTTTTCATAGCGACATCCGATTGACATAACGATTATTTGTCGCGATTATATGCCCTACGACAAACACACTCAAGGGCGCGAATCAATGAGCATTACCATTGATATGGGCAATCAAAATACGATTCCATTCACCGATGATCAGCATCGCAGGATGATCAAGATGTACGAGACTGGAAGCACCTCTCGCCATATTGCTGAGGTATTCGGGCTTGGGCAGGCCACCGTTCTGCGCCGACTACGCACGCTTGGCGTTAAAATTCGCAACCAAGGCAATCCGGAGTTTTTGAAATGAGCAATGACAAGATGCGGGAAGAGTTTGAAGAGGCATTTCATCAGGCACGATGCCAAGGAATTTGCGTTGCTGAAGATCGCTCTGTTGCGTGGGCGTTCTTTGCTGCCTCCCGCGAGTCGCTGGTGGTGGAGTTGCCTGATCTTGAGCGACCGACAGCTGACGGAATGAGCGCGCTCTTCGCGTGCAAGAAGGCCCTCGAATCCCTGGGCCTGAGGGTTAAGCCATGAGCATCGACAAAGAGAAGCTGAGGGCGCTGGCTGAGCGTGTCAAGACCGATCGCCGGTTCTGTGCGGACGAGTACCATGCGGAATTTGCCGGCGGCGTCCTGGCCCTGATCGCCGAGAACGAGCGCCTGAAAGCTGATCATGATCTGCTGATGAGTAACGCCATTCCTCGCGAATTCATCAAGCTGCGGGCTGACTACGACCAGCTCCACGCCGAACTCAAGGGCCTGCGCACCGGCTTCGACGCGCAGAATGAGGTTATCGCGGGGTTGAAGTCCGAAAACGAGAAGCTGAAAAAGCGTATCAAAGACCTTTCGCCGCTCAAGGGCTCACCGCTGACCGGCCCAAGCCTCAAGTGCTTGGCATGTGGCGGTTATCACTGCGGTATGCAGGGGTTGCCTTGCCCGAATATGAGGATCACCGCTCAGGCTGAATTGCCAGAGACTCGGTCCGGCCAGATCGACGCCGCCATGGGCAAAGGGGGTGAGGCGTGATCAAGTCTTGCTGGAGAATAAGGGTTGCCGGATACCCTCCGTTCCAAATGGTCGTGCTGGATGGTGCCATTGATCATGCGACCGCGATTATTGAGGCGCGGTGCATTTGGCCTGGTTGTGAGGTTGATCAATGAAAACCCATTGCCGCTGCAAAAGATGTCGCAGGCGCAGGGCTCTTCCGAAAAACCCTGGCGACTACCGAATGCTCAAAAGATGCCCGAGGTGCAAGAAGCCGCACTTTTCCGAAAGCAACTCATGCCTTGACTGTGGATTTGTCGGCATGATGACAACCCCGAGATGCCGGTCATGCGGCAGTCGCGAATACTCAGTTGATCAGTATCGGACTGACGGCAAAGATGCTCGCCCAACCTGCTACAGCAAACAGTGCGCACCATACCCGCATCGCAGGGGGTCCATGAATCTGCTGCCGGATCACGGCGAGATTCACTGCCTTTTCCGGCCTGACGGCAGCTATCGAGAAGAGCGAGAATTAATCTTGCAATAGTAGATATTGTTTGTGGTATATTTATTATCTCAACTGACAGGAGCTACATCATGACTCGATTGACCAAGCGCATCCGCGAACAAATCCTTGCGAACGCGCAGACCAAATCCGGCAACCGCGCCGCTCGCGATGCAACCAAGCAAAAGCGCAAAGATTGGGATGAGGATGTGCGCATTGCGTCCCTTGGCGAGCATGCCGAAATACTTACTTCGCTCGATGCCAAGGTAGAAAAAATCCATCAGCAGGTCCCGGAGTCTTTCCGGTCTGACGATAGCCCTATTGCTCGTCGCAGTTCGATTTCCGTTAACTGCGCTGGCCTGGCTTTGCATGTGAATGGCTGGGAAGGCTATAAGGTCGCGCCGATCCGCTTCACGATTACCGCAGACAACCCGCTAGCCCAGCAATTCCACGACATTTGCGCCGAGGAAAAGGCGAATAATGAATCGTGGGAGAAGGTCAAAGCCAGTGTCAATGCTGCCACGCATGCAGTGACCACCGTTAAAGCTCTTCTCAAGGCGTGGCCTGAATGCAAAGAGCTGCTGCCAGAGCATGTCGAAGAAGCGAAACCGCAGTTGCCAGCAATCCAAGTTGCCGACCTCAATGCGCTTGTTGGCTTGCCAAGCGAAGCGTAATCAATAATTCATATCTGATAGGAGCTAATCAATGGCAATCCACACCCTAAACAACATCGCCTCCGACAAATCCAACGAAGCTGCCAAGCGCGGCGACGCAATCCGCGTAAACATCAAGCATATCAAGGTGGTTGACGGCTTCAACGAGCGCACCGATGACGACGAGCTGCGCGAGCACATCGCCAGCATCGTCGCGGCTATGTCGGCAGGCCTGCCCATTCCAGCTATTGAAGTTTGGGTCAACCCAGAAACCGGAGACATCGAGCTGGTAGACGGCCACCAGCGTTACGCGGCTGCCATGGAATATTCGCGCATTGAACCGGAGTTCGACAACTACATCTCTGCGGTCAAGTTCGAAGGCACTCCGTTTCAGCGCAAGATGCGGATCGCCAGCAGTAACAAGCAACTCAAGCTGAAGCCGGTTGAGCTTGGGCGCATCTATCTGCATGCGCGTGATGTGCTGGGTGCCAGTCGCCAGGAGATTGCAAAAGAGGCAGGTATGTCTCTGGCGCACGTTGATCAGATGATGCTTCTGGCTGGCGCAAAGCCTGAGGTTATCGCGGCTATCGAGCAGGGGCAAATCAGTCCTACCGAAGCCGTAAAACTGACCCGCGAGCATGGCGATGACGCCCCCCAAGAACTTGAGCGCCGCATTGAAGTGGCTGCCGAGCAGGGTAAGGCCAAGGTTACTGCCAAGGCTGCTGCGCCCAAGCCTCCTAGTCGTCCGCGTGTGGATATGGTGGTTTCGAATGCGGTGGTGCTGGTTAATGGTCTTGATCCGCGAGTGGTCGAAGAATGCGATAACCCTGATGTGCATCTTGTTCTGATCAACTCGCACGCACTCGCCGACCTGATCATGGCCGTTCGCGAAATGCAGCAGGCTGGGAAGGCTCTGGATGCTGATAAGCAGGTTGAGCTGTTTGGGGGCGATGAATAATGAGTATCGTTAAATGGCTGGTCACGCCGTATGCGTCAGCTCCAGAGCGCAAGGAGTACGACAAGGAGACGGACTGCTTTTACATTTGGCGATCTGGCCGAATGAAAACTGCTCGCCGCGACGCAAAGTCATCGACTTACTATCGCTATTTTGACAGCGAATCTGAGGCGCTGGAATTCATCCGTAAGCGCGCAGAAAATAAGGCCGATCAAAAACGTGTCGATCAGATCAATCGTTGCGGCGTTGAACTGCTTGCGGCACTGGAGAGCCTTGTGCTTTTCACCAATCCAAAGCCATCTAATGCTGCTGCGCTTGACAGGGCTCATCAGGTGATCGCCAAGGCAAGAGGGGAGGCATAGAGGATGCCGTTACTTGAACACCAACTCCCCGTCATCGCCGCCATGCAAAAGCACTTTCGCGACCGCGTGACGGTCAAGTGGGGCGACCGTGACATTCACCCACCAATCGTCTGTAACGCATCCGTGTCGAGCGGCAAGAGCATCCTGATTGCCGCCCTGGCCCTGGCAGTTCGCCAGGCTGCAAACATCAAGGCCAAGGCGGCCAGCAAGAAGCTCATGCTTCAAGTGCTGGTCATCCAGCGCCAAGGCGAGCTGTGCATGCAGAACAGTGAGGCGGCGTGGTCATTCAACGACGACGAAAAGCTGCTCAACAACTCGCTGTTCTCGGCCAGCTGCGGCAAGGTCAAGTCGACCCACTTTCAAGTTGTCTACGCCACCGAGGGTACGCTTTCCCGCGCTCTTGGGTTCGGCTCCAAAGCCAAGGAAGGCGAAGAGGATGCGCCCAGGAATTGTCAGTATCGGTTTTCGCCATACACCTTGGATGAGCTGGCGCTACCAGATGACAAGCGTGCTCGCCTCGGCAAGTTCCACCCTGTATTGATTATGTGGGACGAAGGCCACCAGATCCCCTACGAAAACCCCAACAGCATGGCCGTGAAGATCCTTGAACACTTCTACGACTGCAAGCCTGAGCTTCGCCTGGCGTGCTTCAGCGGGTCATGCTTTCGCGGCACCGAATCCATCGTTGGCGATACGCCGCAGCATCTCTGGAAAAAGTTCGCCAGCATCCAGCCAGGCGATCCTTTCTATCCTGAAGGCGGCGTAGGCGATGGCATCATCACCACTGAATTCATGATCGAACAAGGCTGGGTGGTGCCGCCGACATTTGGCTATCCGGACGACAGCGAAAAGCAATACGATTTCAGCCATCTGCACCCAAGCGGCTGGGAGTACGATGAGGCCGAGATGGACGCCGTAGTCAGCGACCACGAAAAGCTTCTGGCTGTCTGCTCGGACATGATCGAAAAGGTTTCCGACCGCAAAGGCGTCTTGGTCTTCGCAGCAACCCAGCGGCACGCCAGGCAGATTGCTGCCGCCATGAAGGCGCTTGGCGTGGACGGCTCGACCATTGGCGTCATCACCGACAAGACCAAAGACAAGGACCGCCGTCAAATCCTTGCTGACGCCAAGACCGGGAAAATCAAATACACGATCAACGTTGCCGTGCTGACGACAGGGGTGAACGTGCCGTATTGGGACACGCTGGTATTCATGCGACCCATCGGGTCGCTGGTGCTGCTGATCCAGGCCATTGGCCGCGTGCTGCGCCTGCTGATTGTCGACGGCGAAGTGCCGATGTTTGAGCGCTCTAACCTGTTCGGCAAGACTGCACAGGATCGCCTGGAGCTCATCGCGGCCAGCACGAAGCCTGATGCTCTGGTTCTCGATTACGCTGGCGTTATGGACACCATGGGCCACCTTTACGAAAACCAGATCCTTGATCAGGCCGAGCTTGAAAAGGCCAAGAAAGAGAAAAAAGAGCTGATCGAGTGCCCTAAGTGCATGGCTGACCACGGCATTCAAACCATGAACAGCCCGACCGCACGTCGCTGCATTGGCATGACTGGCCGCGATCCGCTGACTGGTGCCGCCCAGCGCTGCGATCACTTCTGGCACTTCCGGCTGTGCCCTGGCTGCATGACGCAAAACGATCAGGTGGCCCGCGAGTGCCGGTCTTGCAAGCGCATGCTGATCGACCCTAACGCCGCGCTGAACAATAAGCATTATGTCGACGGCGAATCGATTCCGGTGCGATCAATGAAAGCCGGTCACGGCGCAGGCGGCAAGCTGTGGTTTCGCTACGAGCTAAGCACGGGAGAAACCCCGATGGAGATCTTCTACCCGCATGCAGGCGCCAACAAGAAGGTCAACAACATTATCTGGGCCAAGTTCGTTGATGCGTTGCCGATTGATCAGCGGTCCAAGATTCGGTTGAGGGCAATGAAGGCTGAGACGGTGATCGAAAATGTGGATTTGATTCCGGTGCCGCTGGAGATTTCGGCACGGCAGAAGGGTTCGAAGTGGACGATTGGGCGGCGCAAATATCAGGCAGTGGAGGTGGCGGTATGAAAGCATTGAGCATTAAGCAGCCGTGGGCATGGCTGATCATCCATGGCGGTAAAGACATTGAAAACCGCAGCTGGCACACAAAGTTTCGCGGGCGGTTTTTGGTCCATGCATCCAAAGGCATGACAAAATTTGAATACCTGCACGCCAAGCTCTATGCGGCTTCAATCGGCGTAAAAATCCCCGAGATGGATGAGCTTGATCGTGGCGGCATCATCGGCTCTGTCGATCTGATTGATAGCGCCAACAGCCATGACTCGCCTTGGTACATGGGCGATAAGGCGTTCGTTTTGCGCGATCCTGAACCGATGGAATTCGCACCGCTCAAGGGGAAATTGCAGTTCTTTGAGGTGGAGCTATGAAACTGACAAAAAAGCAACGAGAAGAGCTGAAAATGAAGTTCGGCGGCAACTGCTCATATTGCGGTTGCGAGCTGGGCAAGACCTGGCACGCCGATCATTTTGTTGCTTGCCGCCGAGAGCTGGAGTCATTCCGCACGGACTCAGGCTATCGACTCCGCTCGGTTGGCAGCGGCAAACCTGAAGCCAATGTCATCGAGAACTTCATGCCATCCTGTGCGCCATGCAACATCAGCAAGTCCGTTTACCCCCTGGAAAGCTGGCGCCAGTACCTGCAAAAGCAGATCGAATATCTGAACGGCCAAAGCAAAAAATACAGGATGGCGAAGGCGTACGGACTCATCCAGGAGACTGGCGCAGAAGTGGTTTTCTACTTTGAGAAGATCGGCCAATGATCCGCACCTACGACAGCAACTACCGAGGCGAATGCCGCCGCGAAGAGTATGAGCAGATCGATTGCGCTTCGTGGCTGCAATACAACCACCCGGATCGTTGGCCGCTTATCTGGCACGTTCCGAACGAGCTGACCGTCGACAAGAAAAAACCCGGCTGGGCTCAGCACCTGGCTAAGCGGCAGAAAATGGGAGTGAAGAATGGTGTCTCGGACATCATAGATTTTGGCGTCATTCGCGGGGCTTTTGAGCTTAAGCGCCTGGACAGAACTCAATCGCCGGTCAGAAAGGAGCAGAAAGAGTTCTTGCAAGCCGTCGACGACTCTGGCGGATTCGCCGCCATCTGTTATGGCTTCGAACAATTCAAGCTTGCCTACGCCGACTACCTAATCTTCGTCGCGGCTAATAGTTGACATAGTAGGCATTGGATAACTATTATCTGGCAACCAAACACGCAACCCAATGACAGGGGCAATATCATGGCATCGACAAAAGAAATTGAACTGGTAGGCGAGATTCAGCGCCTGGCTATCAGGATCAACATGCAGGGGAAATACCACACATTCGTGAATTACTCCGGTCACGTACAGTCCGTCGATGTGGCTGTCCAGCTTGCGCCATACCCATCAGATCATCTGGATGGGTGGGCCTGCAATGATCATGTGATTTATCTGTCGACCGATTACAAGCTATTTTCTTTCGAGAACATCAAGCGAGTCATCGCGGACAAGATCGAGCAGCTTGAGAAGCTCAAATCGGACCTTGGTAAGTTGCTCGACGTTGACGCTGACGGGGTGCCGGCATGACCACAACCGTACTCACCCCTGATCAACTCACCAACGAAGCCTACCAAGAACTCCCGCAGCGATCCGGCAGCTTCCTGTGGAAAATGATCAGCCATTCACCGGCCAAGGCCAAGTTCGGCGATCAGCCAAAAGCAAAGGTTCTCGACTTCGGCATCTGGTCGCACGCCATGATGCTGGAGCCTGAGCGTTTTGCCCTGGAGTATTGCCGCGACTTCGATCCGTCTGTCTATGAATCGATCATGACCAAGGGCCAGGACTACAAGGACTGGCTCAAAGAGCGCGGCATGAAAGTATCCGGGACCAATGCCGAGTTGATCGAGAGAATTCTTGAATCTGGTGAAGCCGTGCACATCGAAGACGTTGAGCGCGAGAAATACCGCTCCGCTCTGCCTGGCCGCGAGTTCATTCCGGTCGCCGACTTCGACAAGATCGAACTGATGCGCCATTCGCTGATGGCCGATCCTGAAACTTCTGCTATGTTCTCTGGCGGTTTCCCTGAGATGTCAATCGTCAGCGAGGAATTCAAGTGCCGCCCGGATCTGGTGACCAAGGGTGAGTGGCTGTTCAACTATAAGACCACGCAGGATGCCGACCTGGAGAAGTTCGGGCGCAAGGCATCTGATATGGGCTACCCAATGCGCGCCGTGATGGAGTGCGAGCTGTTCAAGCAGGCATACGGGCATTATCCGGCCGGCTACGCAATCCTGGCTCAGGAGAAAGAGACTCCATTCCTGTGCAAAACCTTCACGATTTACGAGCGGTCACGCGGCGATCACGACAAGCAGCCAGCAGCATGGCAGATGGGTCGCAAGCAGTTGTCCGAGGCAATCAAGCTGTATCGCAAGTGTCGAGACGCTGATACCTGGCCTGGACTCGGAAAGCGCGAGGATCTTTTCATTCCCGACTACATGCTCAAGCGTGAAGGTCTGGTATAATCGCTATCTGGCGCCCTTTATGTCATTGGGCGCATTTATGACAGGGGCAACAAAATGGGTATTAATTTGCGCGGGTTCATCCTCGAACAGCCGCAGCTAGATGCAATCGTTCCGGTCCTTAATGACCACATGCGCGGCAAGATCAGCAAGAAGAAATTTGAACAAGCTTGCGTTGATGCGCTTGAGAAGCGCGGCTGCCCGCCGCGTGATGACCAGGAGCGCGCCAAATGAGCATTTTAAACATCCGCGAAGCAGTCCGTGAGGGCGCTCGCATCGTGCTGGGAATTTCCGGCGTGTCTGGTAGCGGCAAGACATACACGGCCCTGCAACTCGCCTGGGGGCTGGCTGGAGGAGACTCCAAGAAGGTTGGCATGCTGGACGCCGAAAACAAGCGCGGCAGCTTGTACAGCGACATCCTCGTCAACAAAGAGAGGGTCGTGCAGAAGTTCATGATCGCCGACCTGTATTCGCCGTTCTCGCCTCAGCGCTATGCGCAAGCCATCAAGGAATTTCAGGCGGCCGGTGTTGAGGTGCTAGTGATCGACTCTGCCAGCCACGAATGGGAGGGCGAGGGCGGCTGCGAAGACATCGCCGACGACGGCGGCAAGGTAGCCAACTGGAAAAAGGCCAAGCGCGAGCACAAGCGATTCATGAACGTATTGCTGACCTGCGACATGCATATCATTGTTTGCCTGCGCGCCCGCGAGAAGACCAGCTTCGTAGATCCTAAGAAGCCGGTCAGCCTGGGCATCCAGCCGATCTGCGAAAAGAACTTTATGTTCGAAATGACGGCAAGCCTGTTGATTCACGAACAAGGCAAGTTCCGCGACATCCTGAAGTGCCCATCTGAGCTGGTGCCAATTCTAGACAAGCAAGATGGCTACCTGGGCGCCCGCGAAGGCCTGGCGCTGCGCAAGTGGATTGACGGTGGAAAGCAGCTCGACCCCGCTGTTGAGCGCGCCCGCAACACGATTCTGAGCCATACAGCTGAAGGCCTGGAAAGGATCAATTCTCTGTGGGGCGATCTCGATGCCGCGACCAAGAAGGCACTCGGGCGGGCGTTCATTGATATGGCGCGAAGCAGTGCCGAGGAATTCGACCGCCAGGCAGCCGAACGCACCCCTGCTGATACCGATGACATCGACCTCGGCTCTGGCGGTTTCGACCCGATGAAGCGTGAGCAGCGCGAGCAGGTCCCGGCACACTTGGCCGACGAGCCGCCACCGCATGATGAAGACCCGTTTGCCGCATAAGGCAATCAGTTGAAACTAGACCTGCATCCGTGCGGGTCTTTTTTTAATTATCTCTCACTGAATAGTTGACACATGCCAGAGAGATAACTATTATTCAATTCAACGGGAACACAAACAAAACGAACAACGGAGCAAGACGAGATGACCAAGCAAGCAAAAATTGAAGCAGTAGTAAAAGCAACTGGCGTGAATGCTGAAACCGCAAAAGCCTACTTGGTAGCCGAAGAATGGTTGGTTGATGAAGCGGTTACGGATATTCGCGCAGAGCGCAAAGCGGGCATGCTGTAATGGCCCGCGCCACACCTGAGCAGACCCGCAACAAGCTGGGCCTTGTCGCAGCAAAGAAACTTGAGGCTGCGGCAGAAGCGCTGCACGCATACCGCATTGCCTGCCTGGAATGCGAAGACCACGCTGCACGGCACGACCGCCGCAAGTCGATGGTGGGCGAGCTTCAGGAAATGGCGGCCTGGATTGAAGGCTGCTGCAAATAACCAACCCCGCCCACCCCAAGCCCCTTAACTGGGGCTTTGTCACTACCAAAACCCTCAAGGAATCCCGCAATGGCAATCTCAGTACTAATGGCAATGTGCCTAGCAATGAAAGACGGCTCGACAGAGTGCGTAGTGTCTGGTCGCTATGAAGATCCGCGAGCGACCAGCATTGAGTTGTGCTCTCGCGAGGCGGCAGCAGACATCCAGAATGTTCTTCTTGAGTCCGGCAAAAAAGGCTGGACTGAAGGCCTGTGCTTCGATCAGGAGGTTTACTCAAGAGTTATTCCTCGCGCCGTAGAATTCCTTGAGTCGAAAGGCTACAAGGTAAAATTTATCGCTTATCGCGGGTGATTGATATGGCTATCAAAATGTGTGATTGCAATCAGGGTCGCTTGCCATGCCGCATGCAATGCCGCGACAAGCCGCAAACAACTAATTTCACCCGCAAAGAAATGCGCGAATTCAGCCCGTCTGGCGTAGTTCACATGGACAGCATGATGGGCAAGACCTTCACCGCTTGGTTTTTGATCAAGTGCGGGCTGGCTGGAGTTGCTGCGGCATATCTCTTTGATTGGGCGATAATGAGTATGCCGGTATGAAAATCAAAGTGAGTGAGTTGAGTGGAGTGGTGTTGGATTGGGCTGTGGCTAAGGCTGCTGAAGTGGCGGTTTTCGTACTGGATGCGGATAACCCTGATGGAAAGTGGCAAACGCAGCGCGCAGGATATCCCCATGGCCCCTGGTGGCCATCGCAGGACTGGAGCCAGGGCGGCCCACTGATCTCTGACCTCGGCAAGCGTATTGGCTTGGAGCTGCGCATATCGGAAAACTCGGCAAGCTTCATTCAGTCCGGATTGCGTATTGGCTACACCGCGAGCAATGTTCTGATCGCCGCCTGCCGCGCCATCGTAGCCGCCAAACTCGGCGATGAGGTTGATGTGCCGGAGGATCTTGCGCCATGACCACCCAAACCCACCAACCCTGGAAGCCGACCTGCTGGGTTGGTGGATTTCACATCGGGATGCTTCGTGAGAATGTCGTCAAGAATCCATGGATTTCAATGGATGGAGTCGAGCTACAAGATTTAGTTGACGGTGACAGAAGAAAATACGCCGCCACCAAAGCAACTGCGGCAATTCTTAGGAGTATGCGGAAGTGAGTGATCAACAACTACTTGAGTTAGCGGCAAAGGCTGCTGGCATTGGTCCGGTGCTTTGTTATGAGTCTGCGCGCAACTGTTTGCGCATTGGGCCAAGGGCAAATTATCGACTCTGGAACCCGCTTGACGATAGCGTGGCGGCATTGAAATTGGCGCTTAGCCTCGGCATCTGCATTCAACCAATCCCGGAATGCGACACGGTGCAGGTCTACCAAGTCCACAGTTTC